CGGGGCTACCGTTTTGGATCTTGATTTTAACGCATCTGACACGCATTCGGTTAATATTCCGGCTAACGGTATACGGGTGAGTGACATTCATGTATCTGTCCTTACAAACATAACAGCGGTTACGTTTTTCTTTAACTAAGGTTACGAAATATGGCGGAACGTAAACGCGATAACATGCCTAAACGTAACAAGAAAAATTTTCGCCCCACCAGTAAAGGGGCGGGAATGACTAAAGCTGGGGTTGCAGCTTACAGAAAAAAGAATCCCGGATCTAAACTAAAAACAGCCGTTACCGGTAAAGTTAAGCGTGGAAGTAAAGACGCCAAAAGACGTAAGTCCTTTTGCGCTCGATCTGCTGGTCAAATGAAAAAATTTCCAAAGGCGGCCAAGAATCCAAATTCAAGATTGCGACAAGCTAGAAAAAGGTGGAAGTGCTAATGGCTAATTATTCAAGAAAATCTAAAAAGGCTTCTTCCAAGAGTAAAGGAAGTAAAATCTGTCCAGAGGGTAAAGCTTGGGCTAAACGTACCTTTGATACATATCCTAGTGCTTATGCTAATCTGGCGGCTTCAAAGTATTGCAAAGATCCTAATTATGCCAAAAAGTCCAAAGGTGGCAAACGGAAGGGCAGATAATGGGTGAATTAAAGAAATGGCTAAAACAAGATTGGGTAAGGATTGGCACAGACGGCAAAATTAAAGGCAAGTGTGGCACTTCAAAAAACAAAAAGAACCCAGATCGTTGTTTACCTCGAAGCAAAGCGCAGAGTTTGACGCAAGCCGAACGTGCAAAAACAGCCAGAAAAAAGAAAGCGGCGGGCTCAAAAGGTAAAACCGTTGTTTCAAATACAAAAAGAGCAAAAGTGAGAAAAATGAGTTTAGGCGGTTCTGTTGTTGAGACTAAGCCTAAAAGACCCTTTCGGGGTAAAAAAATTCCGGGAACCGCTGTTGCCAGAGGTTGCGGAGTTGTTAGAGTACGAAAGCGCACCAAAGGTGCGGTAACTCAGTCATAAGGAGAAAAACATGGCTATGAAGAAAAAAGGCTATCGTGCTGGCGGTAGAGTTAGACGAATGTCTAAAGGCGGCGCTATGGGCGGTAAGATTAGACGCATGTCTAAAGGCGGTAAAGCAGGTGGAAAAATTAAAAAAATGTCTAAAGGTGGTGCCGCTGGAGGTAAAAAATCTTTAGCGAAAGCAAAGGCTGCGCTGCCTGCGGGGTACAAAATAGTTAAAAAATAATGTCTTATTTATATAGCAACATTCCTTATTTTAAGGCATGGGTTCGCCGTGAATATACTCACAACCACGAGGATTATCACGGCGAATTTTTACATGCTATGGTTATCGGTGTTACGTCTATGCCGAATAGATGCTTGAGTTTCCAAGTTATGTTTACTGGAAACGAGGCCGAGGGAGAGGAAGAGGATACAGTACACGGTGGTGCAATGTGGGCAAGAATGCCTATTACCGCTTTGGTTGCTGATATACCTTTAGAAGAATGGCCCGAACCAATGAATACATACGATGCTCAACCATGGGACTGCTCATCGTACCATCATGCTGTTTATGTGATGGACAGAGCTACGCCGTGCCCTTGGTTGGCAAAAATTGATAGTGATTTTTTTCCTGCAAAATATCTGTTTACTGTTGATTACGCTGAATCCGAAATAGCAGACGATCCAGCACAGCATAAACAAAGTCACGTTTTACAATTACTCGATGCGGGAGAGTGGACTGGTAATATTGTTGCGTTGCCAAACAATAGGGTACGTGTAACACACCCAGCTTGGTTTGAAACTGGCGAGGGAGCGCCGCATTTTAAGCCTTCTCAACATATACACTATTCAAAAAGTGATTTAGACTATACACTCGATGTAAATAGAATATTTGACAACCTTTATAACGAGGATGAGTGATGACACTTTCGAACTCAACAGATTTTGAATTAGATGTAGCTGATTATATTGAAGAAGCGTTTGAAAGGTGTGGGCTTGAGGTTCGCACAGGATATGACCTGAAGTCAGCTAAAAGATCTTTAAACCTTCTTTTAGCTGACTGGGCTAACCGTGGTCTAAATCAATGGACTATAAAACAAAGAACCGTCGCAATGGTTTCTGGCGACGGTGAATACGATTTAGGAACGGATGTCATAGATGTCCTTTCTGTTGTGGTAAGAAGAGAAGGCACAGACTTTCAGCTTGAAAGATTAAGCAGAGATGAGTTCTTGAATATACCTGTTAAAACAACAACAGGACGACCAAATCAGTATTTCTTGGACAGACAACTTACACCCAATTTAAAAGTTTGGCCTGTTCCAGAAAACAGCACAGATGTTATTGTTCTGGATGCGCTGACTCGAATACAAGATGCAGACGTTTACACAAACACACTCGATTTACCTTTTAGGTTTTATCCTTGTTTGGCGGCTGGTCTTGCATACTATCTATCGCTCAAAAGGGCACCAAACAGAGTACAGTTGCTTAAAGCAGTGTATGAAGAAGAGTTTGATCGGGCGGCGACAGAGGATAGAGACAGGTCTTCGTTCAACGTAGTTCCTGATTTTCAATATTTTAGAGTGAGTTAATGAGTAAGTTTGCGTCCGGAAAAAATGCAAAAGCTATTTCGGATAGATCCGGATTGCAATATCCTTATCGCCTTATGCGTAGAGAGTGGAATGGACTGCTTGTAGGTCCTGACGAATTTGAACCAAAACATCCACAATTAGGCCCCTTTAGAAAAGTATCTGACCCTCAAGCTTTAATAGATAGTAGACCAGAACAAGATGTAGATAGCCAAAGATCCACTCAATATGGTTTTAATCCAGTAGGTTTTAAAACACTTGAGGGTCTTGCGGAAGACAATGATTTGGTTGCTACAGGAGGAGTTGGTACTGTAGATATATTTCTTCCTAAAACACTTGGTACACAGGGCACGGGTCAAGTTGGTTCCGTTACTGTTATTTTACCGGCGTCTGTTACAGTTTCTATTTCTGGGTTTGCTGTTCTAACACCTTCTGTGGGATCTGTTTCAGTTGCAACAGCGGGAGGTGTAAGTGTTTCAATTACGGGATTTAGTAGCACGGCTTCTGTGGGATCTGTAACTACTTTAATAGCAAACGTAATAGCCGCAGTAACAGGCTCTGCGGGTACTGCTTCATTAGGGTCTGTAACCACTGTAACAAACGTAACTAATTATGCTGTTACTGTTGCTTCTGGTACGAACGTATATGGAAGTGGTAATAAATATTATATTAATGGAGCTGTGTCTCCGACACTTACATTAAATGAGGGCAGCACTTATTGGTTTGATCAGAGCGACTCCAGCAATAGTGGGCACCCCTTGAGATTTAGCACAACTGGAAACGGAACTTGGGCCGGAGGTGTTCAATACACCACGGGAGTAACAACAGTAGGAACTCCGGGTAGCGCAGGAGCTTATACGAAGATAACAGTTGCTTCTGGTGCGCCCACGTTGCATTACTATTGTACCAACCATAGTGGAATGGGAGGCCAAGCGAATACGCCATGAGTTTTACATTTGATAGTTTAAAACAAGCAATACAGGATTATACGGAAAACTCGGAAACGACTTTCGTTACAAATCTTCCTATTTTTATAAGGGCGGCTGAAGAACGCATACTTAAAAACGTTCAATTAAATCTTTTTATGCGTAATCAGCAAGGTACTATGACATCAGGAAATAAATTTCTTGGTGCGCCTAGTGATTTTTTGGCACCTTTTTCGTTAACTTTGACGTCTAATAGCGAAAAAGAATTTTTAGAATTTAAAGATTTATCTTATATTGAGTCTTTTCATCCAAATGAAACAGAGACAGGAAAACCAAGATATTATGGTCAGTTCGATGTAGGTAACTTTATATTAGCTCCTACGCCTAATGATAATTATGACGTAGAGGTTCAATATTTATTTAGACCTGCTAGTTTAACAAGTGGAGCGGGCACAGGCACGACTTGGTTAAGTGAAAACGCTGAATTAGCCTTGTTATATGGGACTTTGGTTGAGGCATATACTTTTATGAAGGGTGAACCTGATATTATGGCAAACTATGATAAAAGGTTTCAAGAGGCAGTAATGGGCCTAAAAATGTTGGGAGAGGCAAAAGAAACTACACAAGAATATCGTGTGGGAAAAGTTATTAGGGACAAACAATAATGTTTAAGTTAGATTTAAATGTATCAGACGAGCCAATCGTCAATGTACAAACGACAAATAATCGAGGTTTTACCCCCGATGAGGTTGCAGAACGCTGTGTAGAAAAGCTTATTAGTGTATCTGATAATGCACATCCTGCTATAAGAGATCAGGCAAAAGCGTTCCAAAAGCACATGGAAAAGGTGGTTGCGTTTTATATGCGCGAAGCTATTCGCAGTGACCGCACAACCGTGTATAATGCCCTTATAGATGCAGGGCATCCAAAACTGGCTGACGCAATAAGGAGATTATGACATGGCGATCACGCAAGCAATGTGTACTTCTTTTAAGAAAGAACTTCTTGAAGGAACACACAACTTCAAAAACTCAGGGGGCAGTACATTTAAAATTGCTCTATTTACTTCATCTGCAACATTAGGTGCTTCAACAACAGCTTATGCTACAACAAACGAAGTGTCTGGTACAGGTTACTCTGCTGGTGGTGCTTCACTTACCCGTGTAGACCCCTCGACATCAGGCACAACAGCTTTGACAGACTTTGCTGATGAAACTTTTTCAACGGCAACAATCACAGCAAACGGAGCGTTGATTTATAATAGTAGTGCTTCAGACAAAGCCGTTATTGTATTGGCGTTTGGTGGCGATAAGACATCAACTGCTGGT